TCTTCGCCGGGGATATGATCGAGGATTTCATCTCGAATAAATTTATCGTGGAAGCTGTAAACAAGCTGAACATGAAAAATGTCGTGATTGAACCGCGTGTGGTTGATCCCGCGCTGACTTTCTACGGCAGAATTCAGGAACTTGACATGGATATTTATTCTTATGACGAATGGTTCCTGAACGACGAAGGCGAGGAAGAAGCGATCGTTCCGTCCGGACATGTCCTGATCGGTCATTCAAAGGGCGAAGGCGCGATTGAGTATGGAGCCGTTACGCAGATCGAGGACAAGAAGTTCGTTACATACGAAGGCGAACTTGTTCCGAAACAGTATGCGGACGAAAAGAACGAAGTCAAGATGTTTCGTTTGACTTCCAGGCCGCTTCCGCGTCCTTATGATGTGGATAGCTGGGCCGTAATTGAAAAGGGGGCTGAATAATCATGAAATACACAGCGAAAATCAAAGTTGTTCACAATGGAAAGCTGTACATGCCGGGAACCGTTCTTCCTGACACGATTTCAAAGGCCGATCTGGAATTCCTGAAATCGAAAAATTATCTGGTTCCGTGCATGGATGAACCGGACTCCGATGATTTCGACGCCGATGATTTCGACGAACAGACGCCGGATGATGATTACAAAACGGCTGATGAAATCGGGAAAATACGGTCAAAGAAGGATGTCAAGGCATACGCCGACGCGATCGGCCTTGATCTTGGCGAAGACTGGGAAGAAAAGCCGCTGAAAGACCTGAAGGAATCCGTGATCTTGTTCCAGGATGAACAGGAAGCCGCTGCGGAAGCAGAATAATCGCGGGGTATGCCTATGACATTCAAAGATCAGTTAGAAAAAGACCTGGATAACATTTTTTTCAATCCCGAAGAATTCGGAGAACCGCACACAATCAACGGAAAGGAAATACTGATTGTCGTTGATAACGATATGCTGAAAGAACTGGAACTAGGGAAAACCGATCGCGACGACGGGATGTTGTCTGACAAAATCCTGATTTTCGTCCGGGAAGCTGACCTTGATTTTGAACCGGTTTCGGAAATGCTGATCGAGTACGACGGCAATCAGCACGAAATAACCGATGTGCTTCACGATTTGGGCGGCTACACTATCATTTTGGGGGCGAATCAGGGATGAGCAACGTTATAGAAATCAAGGTTATTAACCAGAAAGAGATTGAAAAACGGTTGGGCAACATGAAGGAAAAAGCCCCTGTTGTCATAACCCGTGCGATCAACCGCGCCCTTACGGCCGCAAAAACTACGATGGGAAAAGAAGCGAGCGCAAAATATTATGTTGCAAGCGAAACTGTAAAGTCTACGGTCAGGCTGACAAGGGCAAACGCTGGAAGCCTGAGGGGCGTAGCGACATCAAAGGCCGCCCGCATCCCATTGTACAAGTTCAAGGTCAAACCAAAGACGCCGGTTCGCGTGACCAACAGCGGAAGAAGTCCGGATGTTTATCAGAAAGCTGTAGAAAGGGCAGTAGGCTACGAACCTTTAGACGGGAACCCAAAGGCATTCGTTGCAGCAGTCGGCAACGGCCATCTTGGCGTTTTTGAAAGGAAATCTTCTTCCAGGCTTCCGATCAAGGAACTTTACGAACTGTCCGTTCCGGAGATGCTGAAAAGCGAAGACGTTTTTCCGGCAATTGAAAAACGCGCGAACGAGGTGTTGCAGAAACGGCTTGACCATGAGATAGCGCATATTCTGGCGAAGTAGGGGGGTGAGCATATGGACGACATTGATCTTCAGGAAACCTTGATAGAACGGGTGGAAAAAGTGCTGGAGGGGTTCACCCTTGCAAATAATCCCGCAGTACCGGCGCATGTGAACGTATACCGTCAGGAATTACCGGCAAAAAAGAGCAAGAACGATGAAAGTCATTTTCCATATATTCTGGTGTGCCTTGATGAAGAAGAAATCAGGGAAATGGACGATGGGCTGGCCGGTGTTTATTTTGTGATTGGTATAAAAGACAATGATCCGGGAAAGAACGGGCATTTGGACGTCGCACGGATCATGAACAAGCTGGTCGAATCGTTTCTTGAAAGTCCGCTTGTCGGCAAGAAATACCGGCTGCAGTTCCCGATACGGAAAAAGTTTCAGGAAGAAGAAACACATCCGTATTATGTAGGCGGGATATCCACATTCTGGACGTTACCGCAACCGAATATGAGGGAAACAGAATATGATTAAAAATGAATCAACCTTAATTTATTTAGGGCCTACTATACGCGGCGTGGTAAAATACGGCGCGTCTTTTTATGCCGGATTGCCGCGGAGCCTTGAAGAATTCCGCGAAAAAAATCCGGTTATCAAGAATTTAATCGTTCCGGTTTCAAAAATAACGGAAACAACGAAGGCGATTTCCGTTGAAGGAACGGTTGAAAATATTGCCTTCAGAAAACTACAAAACGTATGAAAGGAGTGCGAAACGCATGTCTAATTATAAACACGGAATTAGAACGGGACGAAAAGACACGTCTTTAGTCATACCTGTCAAGACAGACGGAAACATTCAGTGTGTTATCGGAACGGCCCCGGTAAATCTGGCGGCCGATCCATATAGCACAGTAAATCAGCCGTTCGCCGCATACAAGAAAGAGGACGCAATCAAATATGTCGGTTACAATACCGATTTTAAAGATTACACGTTATGCCAAAGCATGTATGCAACATTCGATGTGTTCGGAACGGGACCGCTTATCATGATTAACGTCCTTGATCCGAAGAAACATATTTCCGCGGAAACATCAAAGGAAGTCAGTGTTGTTTCTGGAAGGGCAGTTATTGAAGATCAGGGGATTCTCCTGGATCAGTTGAAAGTAACTGATGAAGCGGGAACAAAAACCTACGTTGCGGACACAGATTATATCGCTTCATTTGATTCTTCCGGACGCGTTGTTATTGCTATTGCAAAGGAAGGTCAGGCGGCTAAAGCGTCAAAGATCAAGGCGACTTTTGTAAAACTTGATCCGTCTATGGTAACAGAAGCGGACGTTATCGGCTCATATGATGTGGCAACACATAAGCGTACTGGAACGGAACTGATCGGAAGCGTGTGTTCAAAACTGAACCTGATCCCCAGCCTTTTATTGGCTCCTGGATGGTCGCACAAACCGGCCGTCGCGCTTGCGCTGAATGCGAAAGCAAAGCTTATTTACAGCCTGTATGGTGCGAATGCCGTAATTGACCTGGATTCTTCAGCAGAAGGCGCGGATTCTTATGAGAAGGTAAAGGAAACAAAGGAAGCTGCGGCTCTGACGGAAAGTTCCGAATGGATTGTCTGGCCGAAGGTCAAAGTCGGCGATCTGATTTATTATTACAGCGCACAGATGGGTGCAAGGCTTCAGTCAATGGCGGCTGAAAATGATGGTGTTCCTTCGAAGACACCTTCCAACAAGGCAGCTATGATTTCAGCAATTGTTAATGAAGCTGGGGAAGAAATCGAAATGGATATGGATGCGGCAAACGATTATTGCAACGCGAACGGCGTCATTACAGCGATCAATATGAACGGCTGGAAATGCTGGGGCAACAATACGGCTGCTTATCCGTCGACAACTGATCCGTTGGAACGCTGGATCAATGTTGTAAACATTTTCACGTATATTGAAAATGCTTTCAAGACGAAATTCTTCCAGAAGGTCGATGACCTGACAAATTACCGGCTGATTGAAGATGTGGTTGCAACGGAAAATCTGTCACTGAACGGGCTTCAGGGTTCCAATGATATCGCGGGCGGTGTAATCGAATTCAATCATGACGAAAATCCGATTACGGAAATTCTGGCCGGTCACATCAAATTCCACGAGCGCATCGGCGCATATACACCGGCCGAAGATATTGAAAATGTCTTTGAGTTTGATCCTACGATCACACAGGCCGTACTTGAAGGGGGTGCTGAATAATGTCTGGATATAAAATTCCGACAGTCCTTAACAATTTCAATGTTTACGGAGACGGAACAAAATTCATCGGCGTATCGTCCGAAACAACGCTTCCGAACCTGGAATCCATCACGGAAACGCTGGAGGGGGCCGGAATTGCCGGTGACATTGAAGAAGCGGTTCAGGGCGCGTTTTCATCCATCGAAACGGAAGATACGTTCACGAATCTTTCAAAAGAGTATTTCAGGATGGCTTCCATGAACGGGTTAGTTACATACCGCGGATCAATGCAGGTTCTGAATACGTCTACACAGGTTAATGATTTCGTTCCGGTTGTCGTCACGACGGGCGGTCGCGCGAAAAATATTGATCTGGGATCATTTAAAAAGGGCGGTAAGGGAGAACCGAAGGTTACGCGTGAAATCACCTATATCAAGATCACGATTGGTAATGAAGTGCTTCTTGAATTGGATAAGTTCAACATGATTTACATTCTGAATGGCGTTGATCTTTTGCAGGAAGTCAGAAGCCAGATTTAAAAATCACATGAAAAAGAAAGGAAAATAAGTCCATGAGTAAAGAGTATATAACAGATATGTCACACGAAGAAATGATCGAAGAAATCCCGGTAGCGACGCCGACGCCGGATGAAGAAGTCGCGAAATTACTTCCCACAGCAGACAATGAGGACGACGACGGAAACTATCTGATCGTGAAGTTTAGTAAACCGTATGATTTTGAGGGTCAGAGATACGATGGGATTGACCTGTCATGCCTGGAAGATATTAAGGGCCGCGAGCTGACCGCGCTGGAAAAAGCGTTCGGAAAGGCCGGTATTGTAACGACGATGCCGGAAACAACCGCGACGTATGCAAAGCTGGCGGCAACGAAGGCGACCGGCCTTCCGGCTGAATTTTTTGAAGATCTTCCCGGAAAGGAAGTGCGAAAGATCAAGACAGCGGTTACACGTTTTTTCTACGACGAAGATTAAGGTATGACGACGGACAGGCTATTCAGAAAAGTGCTGTCCGTCTTTCTATGTCTACGAACACGAGTCTTGAATTTTTCGTCGGGCTTCCGATCGCTGACTTCCTTGATATAGCAAATGAGGTGATCGAAATTGGCAGGCAAAAAAAGTCAGCACGAGCTGGCAGTCGTAATCGCTGGTAAAGTTGCCGGATCGTTCGGAAAATCTATCAGCACTGTAAACAAATCGCTTTCAGGCCTGGGGAAAATCGCGGGCGCAGGGGCAAAACTGGCGATGGCCGGGTTCGCCGCGGCGGGTGCCGCGGTTGCTGGCGTAGCCGCT